ACTTCACACTTCATCTAATCCATTTAAAATTATTAAAATGGTTAATGGTGATGATGTTATTTGCAGAGTAGCAGAAGAATATAAAGATGCTCTAGTAATAGAGTATCCTATGTCTATTGTGAAAAATCAAGTAATGGAAAATGAAGAACAGATTGTAGAACATACAGGGCTCCAGCGGTGGATGAACTATACCCATGATACTACATTTGTAATACCTAAAGAAAGAATTATTTGTTTGGGTAACATGGCTCCGGATGTAACTTTATACTACAAGCATGTATGTAAAAGATTAGAGTTTGAAACTAAGCAAGAACCAACTAATGAAGATGAAGCAATAGTAAAGATGAAAGAGAATGTAGATAGATTAGTTCAAATGATGGGTGATGATGAACATGAGGAGTCTAATGTTGTTCCATTTGTTCCAGTAGATAAATCTAAGCTACATTAATCTCTATTCTATCTTGCGCATGGCGACATATAAATTATATCATGGATTTTTTATTTTGTCAAGAGTAAATTAGAAAAAAGTTATGCTTGACAAACTACCTTAATTAGTATATAATGATAGATGTCTTAAAGATATAAAAGAAGGCATTTAATTTATGAAGAAGTATATATATTTGGCAGGACCTATAGCAGGTTGTACACAAGAAGAAGCAACAGAATGGCGTGAGTATATCTGTACATTTTTTCCACATGGTATCGTAGGGATTTCTCCTTTGCGATGTGAACCTTTAAAAGAAGGAATGACATATACAGAACCTGGTGCTACAGAAAAGAAGTGGTCCGATCCTAGAGCTATAGCAACAAAGAACTGGCTAGATACAGAGTCATGTGATTTGGTGTTAGCTTATCTCCCCAAAGCATTAAATGAAAGACGTCCATCATATGGTACGACTATCGAGATTGGTTGGGCGATTGGATTACGGAAACCTTTAATCGTTGTTTCTGATGATGACTATTTAATGAATCATCCTTTAATCAAACATAATGCATCGTGGCGCTTTGATAATCTTGAAGATGCTGCAGATGTTATTGTAGGATTGTTTAGTGATTATGTTAGTCCTCAATCACAACCCATGTTACATTAATAGGTCCTTCGTAAGGAGAACTCGATGACTACTGATAAGAAAAAGAAAGTACATTATGTAAATAATAAGCAGTTTCTAGAAGCAATTGTAGAAAGAAAGAGGTTAATAAAAGAGGCTGAAGAAACTGATAGTTCTTTACCTCAAGTTACTAATTATTTAGGAGAGTGTATTTTAAAGATAGCGAACCATCTTTCATATCGTCCTAATTTTATTAACTATACATATAGAGATGAAATGATTTCAGATGGTATTGAAAATAGTCTCCAGTATATAGATAACTTTGATCCAGAAAAATCTAAAAATCCTTTTGCATATTTTACACAAATAATTTATTTTGCATTTGTTCGTAGAATAACAAAGGAAAAGAAACAGCAAAAGATTAAAGATAGAATATTAAAGAGGTCTAATATATCTGATATGATTGCAGTGCAAGATCATGATGATGATGGAGTTTATCAAGCTCAATATATGGAATTTATAGATAAGTATTCTTTTTCTGATGATGATGATGATGATAAAAAGAAAAAATAATGTATATTACAAACCAATGGTTTATTTTTTATGAAGCTTTTAATAAAAAAACTTGTAATAAAATAAAGAGGCTAGCTAAGAATAACTGGATAGAATCTTCTATAGATACTCAAAAAAGTACTTCAGATGAAGAAAGATCAACAGGTCGGAAGGGTGATTATAAATCAGATCCTAAAGCAAGAATAAGTGATGTATCATGGGTAACAGACCAGTGGGTGTATGATATTATTTGGCCGTACATGACAAAAGCGAATGAAAAAACTGGTTGGCGTTATATTATTGAATCGGCTGAGTCTATGCAAGTAACTCGTTATAAGCCTGGTGGGTTTTATGGATTTCATAAAGATGGTATGGGAGATCATTTGTCAGCTTATAGTGAACCAGGTAAACAATTTATACATGGGCGCGTTAGAAAGTTAAGTATGACTGTATTATTAAATGAAGATTATGAAGGAGGTGAGTTTCAATTTGCTACCTATAGTAAAGAAGAATGTGAAATTTCAACACCAGAGTTTAGTAAGTTGGGTTCTATTATTGTGTTTCCTTCTGCAATGGAACATAGAGTTGCACCTGTAACAAAGGGAGTAAGATATTCATTAGTAGTTTGGTTTTTAGGACCACCATTTGTATGAAAATAGCATTAATAACAGATACACATTTCGGAGGTAAGAATGACAATTTGGCCTTTTCATCATTCCAGAGAAAGTTCTACGAAGGAACTTTATTCCCAATACTTGATCGGGAAAAAATTACAACGGTTATTCATTTGGGTGATACTTTTGATCGGCGTAAGTATTCTAATTTTCTCTCTCTTAAACTAGCTAAGGAGATGTTCTTTGATCCTATTAGAGAACGTGATATTGATCTTCATGTTTTATTAGGCAACCATGATTGTTACTATAAGACAACTAATGAAGTAAACTCCATGTCCCTTACTTGTAAGGAGTATGACATCCACTTGTATGAGGATGTACCTGAAGTCATAAACTTTGATGGTCTTAATGTATTGATGACTCCATGGATAGCACCTGACAAACATGCGGAATCAATGCGAATTATATCTAAAGCGAAAGCTGATGTGCTTATGGGCCACTTACCATTACAAGGTGCAGAGATGTTGACGAATGTATATTGTGATGATGGTATAGAACGTAAACATTTTAAACGATTTGAACGTGTGTTTTCTGGACACTTTCATGTCCAACAGGACGACGGACACATTCGTTATCTTGGTGCACCGTATGAGATAACATGGAACGATTACAACAGTAAGAAAGGCTTTCATATATTTGATACGGAGACTAGAGAGCTAGAGTTTTTTCAGAACCCCCATCGTTTATTCAAAAAGATATTCTATGATGACGGACATACTTGTGATGAGATGTTGAACATGGATCTTTCTGAATACGAAGGATGCTATATAAAAGTATTTGTTATACAGAAAACAGATTTCTATACCTTCGACAGATTCATTGATAGATGTTATAATGAAGGAAACTTTTATGAATTGAAAGTGGTAGAAGATTTTTCAGACCTAGATCCTAATTCTATTACTGATGAAATTGTAGAAGTGGGTGAAGATACAATGACACTTCTTGATAGATATGTGGAAGAGATTGAGAGTCAAGCAATCAATAAAAATAAGTTGAAACGATTGTTAAAGAATTTGTATATGGAAGCGAGTGAGGTAGAATAATGAAGAAAGTATTATTAAATAAAGGGTATCGTTTTCCTTATTGGGGACCTTTTGTATTAGAAACTACAATTGAAGATGAGTTTGTTAAGATACTTTTAGAAAAAGGACGTGAAGCAACTATAGACGCAAGATTAGATTTAGCTGGTCAGATTGAGAAAGAGTTTTATTATGAAAAATATGAAGATTGGTTCATATCAAGATTTAGTCCTTATGTAGATTTATATTTAGAGAACGTGGTACCATATAAAGGAAATTCTTTTCAGTATCTTTTAGAACGTAATTATAGTACCATGCAGGAGCCATGGAATTCTTTTCAGGAAATTAACATAAAAAATATAACATGGTTTTTACATGCGTTATGGATTAATTTTCAAGCAGCTAATGAATATAATCCACCACATGATCATACAGGAGATTTATCTTTTATAATATATCTTCAAGTTCCTAAAGAAATTGGGGAAGAAAAATCTATACAATCATCCGGTGGTACGGTTGCTCCGGGAGCATTATGCATGGAATTTGGAATAGAGATGCCTTTTTCTATTGCCGGGTATTCTAAAGTACCAGAAGTAGGAGACATACTTATTTTTCCAGCTTGGTTAAAGCATCATGTAATAGCTTTTAAATCTGATGTTGAGAGAATTTCTGTATCGGGAAATATGTCATTAGGATTAAGAAATGATAAAGTTTAAAGCCGTAACATGGCAAAACTTTCTGTCAACAGGAAATACACCTATAGAAATAGTTTTAAATAATTCTCCTTCAACTCTTATTATAGGTGACAATGGATCTGGTAAGTCTACTGTATTAGATGCCCTGACATTTGGTTTGTTCGGTAAACCATTTAGGCGTATTAAGAAAGACCAACTGGTAAACAGTGTTAATGGTCGCGACTGTATAGTAGAAGTTTATTTTGATATAGGTAAACGTAGGTATCTTGTCATTAGAGGAATCAAGCCAACACGGTTTGAAATCTATATGGATGGTAAGCTAATAAATCAGGATGCATCATCTAGAGATTATCAAAAATTATTAGAGAATAATATACTCAAGTTAAATCATCGGTCATTTACTCAAGTGGTTATATTAGGGTCATCATCGTTTATACCTTTTATGCAGTTGACTGCATCTGCACGGCGAGAAGTAGTGGAAGAGATTTTAGATATTAAGATTTTTTCTATGATGAATGTATTGCTTAAGCAGAGAGTAAAAGATAATAGAGAACGGTCTAGAGATATTTCATATGAAAATGAATTGTTAGTCCATAAAATGCAATTAATGGAGAAACAAATTCAAACCACTAAAGAAAAAAGTAAGACATCGCTTAAGGCATTAGAAAAGAAAATAGATAAAAATGATAAAGAGGTAAAGAAACTTCAGGAAGAAACTGATCAACTACAATCGTTAGTAGAAGAATATCGAAAAGATATTTTACCAAAGGTAGTACAATTAGATAGTGATAGGAATGAAATGTCTACCATACAATGGAAACTTAATTTAAAATCGGAGAAGGCAAAAAAAGAAATAGATTTTTTTAAGGAGAATGATGATTGTCCTACTTGTGAACAACACATAGATGAAGATTTTAAAGATAAAGCAATACAAGAACGAACAGATAAAATGATTCAATCTGGGTGTGCATTGAATAGTATAGAGGAGCAGTTAACGGAAATGGAAGCGCGTTCTGGTTTATACAAAGAGATAGAGACTGATACACGGGAACATGAAGTAAATGCAGCAAAGAAAACTTCTTCAATAGAATCTATAGTAAAGTTTCAAGAACAGCTTTCGGAGCAGATCAATGAAATACATAATGCGGGGGTATTCCTACAGGAAGACAAGAAACGGTTGCAGGAGTACCGTGAAGATTCAAAGAGCATACAAAAGGAAAAAGAAAAGATCCAAGATCAAGCCACTTACTTCACGATTGCGAAGCAGTTGCTTCAGGACTCAGGTATTAAAACCAAGATCATTAAGAAATATCTACCGATAATGAATAAACTGGTGAACAGTTATTTAAACCAGTTGGAGTTTCAAGTTAAGTTTGAGTTGGATGAACAGTTTAATGAAACGATTAAGTCTAGATATAGAGATGTATTCAGTTATGCTAACTTTAGTGAAGGTGAGAAGATGCGAATAGACTTGGCATTACTTTTTACATGGAGACAGATAGCCAGGATGAAGAACAGCACCAATACAAATCTCTTGATATTAGATGAGATATTTGATAGCAGTTTAGATGCTAATGGTACTGATGAATTTTTGAAGATCCTAAATACTTTAAGCAATGAGAATATATTTTTAATCAGTCACAAAACAGATTTGAATATTGATAAATTTGATAGTCTGATTAGATTTGAGAAGGTACAGAACTTTACTCGGATAACAACCTAATGAGAAAATCTTTATTTGATATTCCATTGTTTACTTATGAGGTTCAAAATTGGAAAAGTAAAAAAATAGAAATAATGAGTTGGTTAGATAAGACAACTATGAGTAGATCACCGGCTAATCATTTTTATTCTGATAGAGAATATAATAAAAATAATAAATTTTATGCACAAGATTTTGCTGCTCTTTTAAATGATGAGTTTAAGTTATTTCATATTGAAATTGGACTTCAAACTATAGAAAACGCGAAGCAAGTGTCGGATCGAATCTCGGTCCGCCGCTCGATGTCTTTAGATAATATTTGGTTTGTAGAATATGAGAAAGGAGATTATCAACTTCCTCATAATCATAGGTCTAGTGGATTTTCTGGAATACTTTATGTAAATTTTAATGAAGAAAAACATCCATTAACAACTGTCATTCAACCTTGGAATGGAATATTAGATGATGAAACTAAAATGATAAATGTTTATGGTAAAGAAGGAACTCTTATAATAATGCCAAGTAATCTATTGCATTTTTCTATACCGAATGAAAGTGATCATAAAAAAATTGTTATCAGTTTTGATTTATTAGTGACAACATAATGTTTTCATACATGGGCGGCAAATCTCTCCACGCTTCGTGGATTAGTCCATACATTCCATCAAATATTAAAACATATGTAGAGGTGTTTGGTGGAGCAATGTGGATTTATTGGGAATCTAATAAGGTTCCAGTAGAGACTAATGTATACAATGATTTTAATAGACACCTGGTGAATGTTTTTTCGTGTGGTTCAAGTGACCCTGCGCATTTTAAAGAGATACTTGAAACTTATTATATGGATATGCATAACCCAGAAATGTTTATAGAGTATCGTGATGAAGTTTTTAGTATCTATGGTACAGATTTTACCATACCAGATTTTCCTTTAGCCGCTAAGTATATGTTGCTTCAGTTACAGACTTATGTTGGAGGTAACAACCTAACTAAGGACAGTAAGATATACATAGAAACCAAATACAAACCAAAGTTTTATATCTTTACAGAGAAATTTGGAGCTAGAAAGTACTTGAAGAAGCTTGAACGCTTAACGGTTGAGAATATGGATTGCCGCGAGGTGATTAATAAATACGATAGTGAGAGTACATTTTTTTATATAGACCCACCTTACTATGACTTGGGAGAGAAGTATTATACTGAAGCTTCTTTTACCCATGATGATCATGTAGAACTTTTAGAGTTAATGAAACAAATTAAAGGTAGGTGGGCTTTGTCATACTATCCATTTGATCTTTTGGAAGAGATTTTACCAAGAGATCAATATACATGGCATGAAGAAAAAACGTACAGTAATAACTCACCTTCAGAGGAGAGAGGTAAAGTGGAGAGAACAGAGTTGTTGGTTATGAATTATAAAACGGGGTTGTCATTTTTATGAAATTAGTTCCAGAAGCTACTAAAGATTTTGGATATTTAAAGATTTTTGATTTGTATTCAGAAGAAGAATTAAAAGATATTTGGAATGAAATATTCCATTTAGATTATGTAATGAAGGTAGATTCTAAACCTAAGGATTTTACTCCGGAGTTAATGAGCGACCAAAGTGAACGAGAGCTTACGCGCCGAGCTAGACATCCTGATGGCAGATTGAAGATGACGGGTGATGGATTGTTTATTGATGCAATATATGCAGATAGAGAGCATTCTCCTATATTAAAATATAATAGAAAGATATTTATAGATGAAGATATTATTAAAAATATGAGTGAAACACATCCAGCAAATAAAGGGACATATCATCTTGTAAATAAGGATGCAACTTTAGTTAATAGATATTGTAGTGGGGATAAGTATGATCCTCATAGTGATGAAGCTATTTTTACAGCGATTACAATTTTATTATATGAGTCAGAAAATGTAATAGGAGGTGAATTTTTATTCAGTGACTATGATATTTCATTTGGGTGCACCCACAATAGTTGTATAATTTTTCCATCTTGGGTTAAACATTCTGTAGATAGCGTGGAATGTTTTGAAAATGGACGGAGGTATTCCATAGCACAACTGATGTACATACATAGCTGATAAAGTAGAGAGGAATAAAATGTTATTAGTAAAAGAAACAGATCCAATATTATTTAAAAGGTGCGATCCTTTTGATTTTAATGAACCAATTATGGATCCTTATGAATTAGTAGAAGGATTACATAAGATTAGGAGAGATGGAAAAGGAATTGGCTTAGCCGCTCCTCAAGTAGGATTAGCAACGCAAGTTTTAGTTATTGGTATGGGAGACTTCACTACAGAAGGAGTATCCGATTACGACCAATGCTTTTTCAATCCAGTTATTACACAGTTTTCAGATGAAACTGAGGTGATGATTGAGGGGTGCTTGAGTTTTCCTGATTTAGTAGTGAAGGTAAAACGCCCCAAAGATATAGAGGTAACGTGGTATTCAGAAGAAGGGAGCGAGTGTTTACAACCAT